ATCACCCCGATAATAGTTCCCCATTGCTTGAATCGGAATATTCATCTTTCTAGCTAATTCGCTGTAGCCATCAGATTCTGTTCTTACCATAGCGGCTCGCAGTAATTGCTGTAGCCTAACTTTGCGAAGGTCTTTCATAAAAGTTTCCTATCTGTCCTAACTATAGCAAGTTTAGCAAACTTCATGAAGTTTGAACACGCTGTAAAAATTTATTGACAACGTACTCAAGGTTTTATAAGATGTAAACAACAGCATTAACCCATCTGCTTATGCCAAGTTCTTTAACCAGCCGAATCGAAGCTCGAATCGAAGCTATTGAGCGTATCATCGCCGAGCAGCAGCGAAAACTAGACGCAATCACCGAAAACCGAGAAATCAGGGAATTTATTCCCCTTTCTCACGCAGCACTCATTCTCAACCTCTCGAATGAGTGGCTGCGAATCAAGATCAAGGATGCCAAAGCCTTCCCTAAAGAATCCCCCTATAAGGAAGGAATCCACTGGAAACAAGTCCAGCGCGGGGATTCTTACAGATATTTAATCAATATTCGCGAATGGGGGAAATTATGAGCTTTCCTTACGAAGTCAGACCTATTGTCCGATCGCTCTCGGAAATCCGAAAAATTAACCCTAGAACTGGCGTAAAAGGCGATTTACAAGCAATTTACTGCATCGGCAAACAAAACAGAGAATTATTTTTCCGACTTCTCTGGCTTGAGTACGGTTATGAGTTGTCTAAGTACAAGCAATCGTTTTCCATCGCTCACGTAGTTCACGAAGTCCATCAAGGGCAAACCTTCACTATTTTGAGGGTTTTGCCATGACCATTCAGTTAACCCTTTTTGATTACCAAGAGCTTGATTCTGAGACTCGTATAGTAGTCCAGCAAAAAACCCAGGAAATCAAGGTTTTAATGCGTCGGACTGCCCAAGACGTTTTCGATATTGGTCAGAAACTCAGCGAAATCAAAGCTCGCTTAGGCCATGGACACTTCGGCAATTGGTTAAAAGCTGAATTCGAGTGGTCTGACAGAACTGCCCAAAATTTCATCCGAGTTTACGAATCCTTTAAATCCGAAAATGTTTCGGATTTGAATTTTTCCCAGACCGCTCTCTATGTGTTAGCGGCCGCTCCCGAAGAGGCAAGACTTGAAGCGATCAAGCTTGCCAAAGAAAAAGCGATTCCTTTGGCAGAAGTCAAAAAAATCGCAGAAAAACATAAAACCAAATCTGATCCTAACTCTAATCCATGCTTACCCAACTCGACCTCTGTAGCGGCTACGGGTGCGGATTCCCCCTTGCCGGACTGTTTCGCGGAAAAATCCGACTCATTGGAGTTGCCGAAAACGACAAGGACATTATTGAAGTCCTCGAACAGCGATTCCCGGATGCCGAACAGTGTGGAGACATCCACAGATTTAAGTGGGAAAAATGGGGAAACCGACCCGATCTCATCACCTGTTCCCCACCCTGCCAACCCTTCAGCTTACAGGGAGACAGAAAAGGATCAGCCGACGAGCGAGACTGCATCCCCGGAATCCTTAGAATCCTCGACCTTCTCAAGCCCCGATACTTCGCCCTCGAAAACGTCCCCGGAATCCTTAGCTGTCCCTTCCGACCCGGAGATCAGCCCGGTACTTATTTCGCCCGATTGCTCCACAGACTGGACCAAAGCGGGTTTGATGCGGAATGGCAATGTGTTTCCTCAGCAGACTTTGGAGCGCCCTTCAAACGGGAAAGAGTATTACTTGTTGCCGTCGCCCGGAGCGCTGTCAAGCCCGAATGGTACGAAACAGCCTGGGCAGACCAAATTGGAAGCGTGGCTGAAAGAAGTCGGAGCGCTATCCCAGAAACAAGTATTGAATCCGGAAATCTTGGAGAAAGCCTTCGCACTGCCCTTGGGGTGGACAGACCCCTGGGAATCGCGTCCGGCACAAGAACTGTCCGCAACCGTAGGGCAGGACTGGGGAATAGTCTTGACCCAAGAGTTGCTGGAGCCGCAATCGATCGCCTCCTCTGGATCGATGCTAACTATCGAATTTAAACAGGGCGAAAAAGTTAAAGCCCTTAAAGTACCCGGGTTAATCGGGGAAGTGCAATCAGTTACAGGTGATTACGCTTCTGTGCTATGGCATAGCGGCGAAACCAGCAATATTTCTGTTAGTGAATTGGAACAATTTGACCCTGAGTTAAAAACAGGCGATCGGATCAAAATCACTGGCGAAATTACTGCAAAAGTTGGTGATAACTTGGCTGTAATTCGTTTGGATTGCGGTCAAGTTATCGAAATTCCCTGGTCTTTTGTATTACCCCAATAGGAGGCAAAAATGCAAAAAGTAAACGCAGCAATTGTTTTCATGGAAACAAACCAAACAACTTTTGAAAATATTGAAGATTTGGATCAAGTCAAGATTATTGGCGAAATCATCTCCGTTAGTGGAGATAAAGCGGTGGTTGATTTTGGCTTTCAAATGCTTGAAGTTCCTTTGTTTTTTTTATTACCCCAATAGGAGCATTATCAGGAAATGCCTAATCGATACGTTAACACTGCCTGGAAACGGGTCAAATTGGAAGTAGCAATTATGGACTATCTGGCTATGCACCGATACCGTAAGGTATCGGCAGAAGAAATCGCCACAGAATTCCAAATTGACGCAAACACAGTGCGGCATTTGCTGCTTCCGTACCTAAGAGATGGATTAATTTCCATCGCTCACTATCCCCTTGAAGTTTATTACCAACTTAAAGAGGATGCATAAAAAAATCCCTGACTTAGTGGTTGGTGATTTGATTTATTTCTGTCAACGGTGGTGGTCAGTAATTGCAATTAAACCAATTGCTGGCCGCACTAAACAAACCTGTTTAACCCTGAAAACAACTTACTTAACTATTAAGCAAAACTTTGATGACTGCGTTTTTGTTCGGTGTACTGAACAAAAACAGGAACCTCAAAAAACATCGGAGGAAAAATACACCAAAAAATATCAAACTGAATGGCTTCAAAAGACTCGATTAACTTTTGAGAATTTTGAAACCTTACAAATGAAACGCCGACGGCATTCATTGAAAAAAAGAGGTAAAGATGACAATTCTTGATTGTATTCCAGAGCAAGGAATAGGAGAGACTGCCCTAGCAGTAGCCACTGGCTTAAATCTCTCCGAACTTCGATCGCAATTAAATATTTTAATTCGGAAACGAGCGATCGAACCCGTTCCCGATATGCCCTACCATTACCGCCCTGTTATGGTTCGGGTTCCCAAGCCACAGCAAATATTGAATCTCTTGGCAGACCAAAAAATGGAAGCTATGGAGATAGCGATAGAGCTAGATTGCGATTCACTTCAAACTAAAGCCATTTTAAAACAAATGGCTTTAAAAGGCGAAATTATTCAAAAAGGTGATTACTGGGAGGTATCCAATGGAAATGATGCTTTTTCAACTGGAATTGATATTGATTTTACGGAAATTAGTCTTGATGGTGATGAGCGAATCAATTCAGACGAACTACCTGGGACAACATTGGTCGAAACGGGCCAGCAAAGCGTTGGATCGGGAATTGAAAGCCTTACTGACGACGAAATGCAACGTCGTCACCATTTAGAACGGAAGGTAGAGCGTAGCTTTTACGAGGCTGGAACTGCCTTAAAAGAGTTACGCGATTCTCGACTTTACCGCGATCGTTGGCATAACTGGAATGATTACGTCGCTGACCGATTTGGATGGAAAGCTAATTATGCTTACAAACAGATAGCGGCTGCCGAAGTTGTACAAGGCTTAATTGAATCTTATGAGGAACTGTGTACCAAAGGTACAGAGAGTGTCACACTAACTGGCACACTACCCACGTCTGAGAAACAAGTCCGTCCTTTGACTTCTCTCGACCCCGAAGATCGGGCAGCGGTTTGGAAAACTGCCGTAGATAAAGCTAACGGCAAGGTTCCCACCGAAGCGCTAGTCAAGGAAGCGGTCAAAGAATTCAAGAGTCGCGATGCTGTTGTCAATCCTTTTCGATTGTTACAGGTGGTGTCCGTCAAAGGGAAAAGCGGCTGGTTTGTGGTTTCCCACGTCGGGGAGTTTTCTTGCACTTGCCACGATTTCACCGGCAAGGAAGTTATCGCCCGATTTTTTGACATCAAAGAAATTACTCTTCCCCCAGAACAGAGACAGTTCGCAGTCGAGTTGCAAGCCCGACTCGCTGATCTGTGGCGAATGGCAGATCAATTAATTAGCGAAGTCGATGGGAACACAGTTAAAGCTTTGGTTCAATCTATTGGGCTCAATGCGATCGGTTTCCTAACCGACTTTCAAGAGCAACTTTTGCAGCTTGCAGAACTCCAATTACAGGCTCAGGGGAATTTATGAGACACCGACCTTACAACGATGTGCATATTTCGGAAATCAAAGTCGGGGACATAATTCGACTTGCTCGCTATGAAAATTCCAGAACTTTCATAGTTAAGGCAATCAAGCGACTACCCGACGGCTACACCCTGACCGTGGAGTCCCCACGCAATCTAAAAATTAATCACCTGTACTTTGACCTAAACAAGCGAATTTATCGGGGGGAAAAATTCCACTTTGACACAAAAAAACGAATTGATTCAGGAGAAACTTAGATGAACTTGCAAGAATTAAGGCGGGCGTGTTGCTCGCAAATTGCTGACGGCCATAAACATATCATTTTGGAAACAGAATCAACTCGGTTGTTAGTAAGTCACGGGCCTGTTGGAGAATTAATGTGCATTAATTCCAAAGGGAAGCACGTTGTTTCATACGATGCTATGAAGGTTTTGCAGTATGTGATCACGCTTGAAAAATACTTAAGAGAAAAATAATGCCAGAAGACTACTCAAACTTAGATTATTTTTGGGTTCCCATTCACTGGGACGTTGCTGATTATTTGCTCAAACACTACCGAGAAGACTGGGAGGGAATCACGCCTAACGGCATTAATTTAGATGCGTGGTATCAAAACTTAAAAGAGGCATCTGAAAAGCACAGCCGTGTCCATTTTCCCCATATGCACTCACAACCCCATATGCACTCACAAGAAGAAGGAGAATTTTGATACTACGAGGAAAGTTTGGGTATTGGATAAATTTTACTAGAGGGACAAAAAGTATGCACGCCGTAATTGCCTGCGAACGAGAAATCAGAAACACTTATTTCTGGAATCGGCCAGAAATAGAATTTACCAGCCGTTATTATCCCCTTGTGCAAAGGGTATTAGTTGAGGCTTTCAATCTCAACGATTTGGATGAACGATACACTTTTTCTCAAGATTTAATCACTGGGGAGGTGAAAAAATTCTAATGAATCAAGAATTGATTGATTTATTTAACTCGATCGAGCGGCAGTTAGAACGAATTGCCGTCGCTTTAGAATCAGGTATGACCAGCCGAAGCGCTCCTAATTATCAAGCTTCATTAGAAGACTTTCACGCTTTTAACTGGGAAGAAATTGGAGCGGCGATCGAGAAAGTGGATAACTACGGGGTCGCTACCGTTCTGTGGGGTGGGAATCGTTTTTTGCGTCGTTCCCCAGAAAATGCCTACGGCGCGGCAATTTACTTTAGCCGTTGCACGGGCAAGGATGAATCAGGGAAAAACCAATACGAGCGCTTAATCACCTTTAAACCGCAATCAGAGGTTAAGGTTCGGCCTATTTCTAGAGAGGCCGAGGGATTGCTTAAGTAAAAAAATAACCGCTAAAACATTTTTAGCGGTTTCCTTTACCCAAGGAGAATAATAAATACTTTCACCCATCTATTACTCAAAAATATTATGCCACACTCAAAGATTCAAGGCAAATTCTACGCACTTCAGGAAGATCAACTTAAGGAAATAAAAGAAGCCGGGTTGATCAACAACACGGCTTATGTTCTGTTAGGCCTTAGAGTAGAAAATCCATTTGGAGACAAACCAATAAAACTAATTGTAGAAGATTTTGCCGCTCGTTGGCAACTTCCTACGGTTTCAGTTTACAAAGCCTTGGCCAAGCTAAAGCAAAAAGGGCAAATCGAGATTGAAACCGGAACCTTGATGATCAGTTTTAATTCCGATACCGATTATCAAAGTGGAGAGCCGATTATCAAAAATGATAATGAATTATCAAAACCGATAATCGATTATCAAGATGGAAAAAATCAAGACTCGAAACCCTTGCCAGATAAAGAGCCTGACTCTCCTAAGACTATTCAAACCAAACAAACCCCCCAAACCGAGGACGGCGGTGATGAGGATCGAATTCCGGAGTCCATTCTCAATCGGATTAAGCGATTAGGAATTTATCTGGATAAACGTATTAAAGAAGCGATCGCAAGCAGCACTCGATCGCAAGTTGAAAAGGCTTTATCGCATATAGAGAATACCTCTCAATCAATACGATCAAGATATGGAGTTTTTCTGTATCAACTATCTTTGGGTGGTGAGGAAAATTCCGCGCCGGTGGTTGAAAAATTTTCGTCCGAATTTTTGAACTGGTACAACAAGCATCGGGGAGACTTATTAGAAGATATTGAACCCGAATTTTTACCCTGCGATCGATACGGGGAACCCTTAGTGAGACTATCAACCCGCCCCAAAGACTTGATTGAGTGGCGGCGGGTTGATAGTGGGGAAGAAGAGGAAAATAGCCTTAGCTTACGAGAAAGCTTGGAGCGCATAGCTCCCTGTTTGAGGGCAAGGTTGGGATTTGCTTAATAGTTCCAACGAACCCCTTTTTGTCCCCCCGTGCGCCATCCCTTACCGTTCCTCTGATCAAGGTGAACAAAGCCTTTTTTAGCGCCATAGCCAAGCGCCCCGAACCAGAATTGATCAAGCCAAGACTGAAATCGAACTAAGTCCTTATTTGCTGGTTTGATGTCCACAGCCCGACCAAAAATATGCTGAGAGTTAACAGCCCCTCCTATAGTTCTATTAACTGATGGCGGCCTGTACCAAGATGTGACAATAATTGCCGAATCCCATTCTTGACGAATTTTATCTAATTCGATCGCTAGTTTTAAAATATTTTTTTCAATGTCACTACCAGCGATCGGAATCCGACGGGAGTCGTTTTTAGTCACTTCCCCTACAGAAAAATACCTGCTAATCTTTGCCGAAGGATTTTTCCAATCGATCAGTAAATCCGCAATAATTTCGGATTTAGTCTGGTCAAGTTTGACGTGATCACGAAAAACATACCAGTTAAAACGACCTAAATAAGGCGATTTTAGTTCTATTACCCAATGGTTATTTTCTGCTGGTTTAATCCAGTTAATTGATTCGCTCTCAATTTTTGAGGCTCTTGGGAAAGGTATAGATTGAAAATTATCAGGAACACCATTTTGAGAATCAATAGGATGCGATTTTAAAATAGTGGGTTGAGTAGCTGTTAACATATTGGTGTGGTAAAATTTCTGTAGTTATTTTAACCTGTTAACAAATGTATCCCCCTGTTAAAATCCCTTTAACTGGTTCAAACAAAATTGAACGCGGTGCCTCTTGGGGGCCGCTAGAAATTTTTTTCCCTGGGGATTTTGTTTTATGGAATCTTTTGGGACAAATACGAACAAAAGCAGGGGGAAAGCTATTAGCGACGCTTGGCTTTGAGCCAATAATTTTAGCTGATAGAGTTGAGAATGGGCAAGTTGTTGGGGTTTACAGCCGAATTGCGCCTTTTCTTACTTCTGTACAAACTTTAGCCGTTCCTGCAACCATATTAACTTTGTGGGAATACGACATTTTGCTACAAAATCCCGAAGATTTAACACAAGTTTTTGCTGTTTCTGAGGGGCCAGTAGAAACAAGCGATCGAGTGACGGTGATATGAGCAGTTATATTATTGAAAACGGGGAAGTTGTGATTCAGGCAAAAACTTCGGTTTTTGTTCAACGCGATCCAACCGTGTTTATTAAAGGTGATGCTGGTCCACCGGGAGACGGGAGCGCTTTTTATAAGCATACTCAAAACACCTCATCTGCAACGTGGACAATTGTTCACAATCTAAACTTTGAGCCACAGACTCAAGTATTTAGTTCCGGAGGAGTAAAAATAGAAGCTTTTGTACAAAATCTTTCTTTAACTACTACTCAAGTTATTTTCAGTAGTCCTTTTAGTGGTTATGCAATCTTATCGAGGTAATTATGACGTTTATCGAATTTTGGTCTGACGCTGAATTTAAGGGAAAAATTCGGGCTTCTGTTGCTCCAGAGAATCCTAATGATTTGGTTAATTTTAGCACTCTAAACGCTCTTTTAGAAGGATTTGATTATAAGGATGCTGTCTTTGCTTCGGCTCCCTCAAATATCAATTTAAATGCTCCGGGATCGGTAATTGGTGGGGTCACGATGACCTTAGCCAATTCTCGCTTTATTGCCGCTAATCAAACTAATAACACAGAGAACGGACTATATAATTGGAACGGGGCTTCTGTTCCGGCTACGCGCACTGCTGACGCTAGTACAGGAGCCGAGCTAAGAAATGCGATTGTAACTGTTGCCTCTGGTAGTGGAAATACTGACGATGGTGTGACCTACAGGCAGATTACTCAATCTGTGACTATTGGTACTTCTGCAATTGTCTGGCAAGTTCACGGGTCGGGGATTCCAGACGCAACCGAAACCACAGCAGGCAAGGTGCAGCGGGCTACTTTAGTCGAATTAGAAGCGGGGACAGATACGACTAAGTATGTGACCCCTTCTTTGCTTGCTAGTTGGTCTGGCAGACGGCGATCAGTAACTACTAATCCTTTTGGGGATGGGACCAATACAGTATTTGTGATTACACACACTTTAACTGATACTAATCCCAGTGTAGAGGTAATCCGCAATAGCGGCAATAGAGATACCGTAGGGGTTTTTACAGAGCGGTTAAGTAATACTTCAATTCGCTTAACTTTTGCTTCTACAGCCGTACCTCCCGTCAATGGTTTCGTAGCTAAATTACTAGCTTAGTATCGTGAAAGAATTTCTTGGACCAATTGACACTTTAGACAGCGTTACTACAGCCCGATGGGTTTCTAGTCGGTTACAAGATGAGAAAGTAACTATTAGAAATATTTCTGCTGCAGAACAAATTCCTGTTACTTCTTTTCCAAGAGAAATTACTCTCCTAGAGGTGCGGAATCTTCGCACAACTGTGGGGAGTGCTACAATAACTTTTAGCTTTGGTAGTGGTGCTTCTTTTGGTGCAATTCCAGGGCTTTCTAATCTTTCTCTCACTACTACTCGGGCTAATTTTACGGTATTTGGGCAAGGACAGATTATTACTACTGCTCAAGAAATTCGATTCGATATTACCGGCGTAACTGGTGGACCGTTAAACATTCTTTTCTTGTTAATTTTTCGCGAAACAGCATCGCTAACTTAAATGTCTAATTCTTTAACTGCCCAAAGCTTATTTTTAAATTCTCCAGAGCATCTTGAAAGATACCAAATTGCATTAACTAATGTTGCTGGTTCTTTTAATGAAATGTCAACTAATCAAGCTTTTTTTGATAGTCAGATTAAGCCTAGTTTAATTAATTATCAATCCGTCAAAGTTTACGTTTACAAAAGGATTTTATCAGAAATGATTGTTTTTAATCCTTATGTTAAATTAAATATAGCGAGGCTTGGAATGATGTCAACAGTGTTCGGAGAAACTCCAAGACTTGCGATTTCTGTTGATAACGAAGGAAGATTAAATCCGATTTCTGAGTTAGATATTTTACAAGCAGTGACAGAACAATTCAATGATGACAATTTGTTATCTCAATTGTTGAGTCAAAATATTCTTAAAATAACGGCAGTTTTTAACTAGCTATGATAATAATTGATGCTAGTCCCCAGTGGGTTCCGACACCTGCGGATATAGGATCGGGACTTTATTTAAATGCCCGACAACGTATTACTGTTACCAGCGGCGCGGTTTCTCAGTGGCAAGACAGAGATGAGAAGTGGACATTTACTCAGTCCAATTCTGGCCTTAGATTTTTCTACACTGCTACAGGATGGAATAACACGCCTGCCATCAACGTGACTGCATCCACTCAGCGGCTTCTGGGAACTGCCACGTTTACTCCGCTTATCGGAGCATCGGGACTTACCACTTTTGTTTTGGCAAGACACACTGGGACTGGATGGTTTTGGCAACAGGGTAACGTGGCCCCCAGCGCGAGAACTGGCTTGGTCGTGATCAATAATACTTTATATGGAGTCGTTAACGGCGAAGTAACCACGGGATCAATCCCCGCGGCGACAAACAATCTCCTCGTGTGGCGATTCAATGGGGCGGCGGCAACCAAATCTATACTTAGACTTAACGGCGCAAATTTAGCTTCTGGTGGAATTACCGCGAACGCGACTACGACAAACGCCGGAGCATTAAATATAGGCTTTGGTGTAGATCCGAATACTTTTCTGGGATTTATGTCGGATTTGTTAATTTTGCCTTACGCGGCCTCTGATTCGTTAATTCAAAAATTTGAGGGATGTTTGGCCTGGCAAAGCGGACAGCGTCTGCAAAACTTTAGTACCTCACACTCTTTTTTTAGCCGACCGCCCCTGACATCTGATCCTTGATTTTAAATTTCCCTAAAAAAGTGATTTTTAGGAATAGTCCCGTTAGTTAGTAATTGGCAGGCCTAGTCGATTGATAGGGTAGTCTAAAGGTACTTTCTGTAAGCCAAAAAACGCACCATCCAAAGGCGCGTTTTTTGGCTAGGGACAGAATTTTTATATACTATTGTTGAGAAACAACGGGAAAAAAGATGCTTTCTTTTACTGCGATCGCTAAATATACGGATATTCCTAACAGCACGATCAATTATTGGCATGATCGTGGGTATATTGTTGATAGTGATGAGATGGAACCGATTGTTAAGTCGATAATTGCTTATTTGAGAAAGCAGATTGAGGATAAAGAACAGAAAAATGATAAAAACAATTATTTTGCGGAAAAGACAAGGTTGACATCTGCTCAAGCCGATAAGATTGAGTTAGAAAATGCTGTCCGGCAAGGGGAATTATTAGAAGCTTCTGAGTGTGAGCGGGCTTGGAGTGGGTTGGTTGGTAATTCTAGGGCGCGGTTGTTGGCTATTCCGAGTAAGTTAGCACCTGAATTAGCGATTACAAATGACCCGATCGCCGTGGAAAATCGGTTAAAATTGGCAATACATGAAGTTTTGTGGGAATTAAGTAAAGGTTTTGAAGTGGAATCTGGGGAATCCCAAGAAATTATTAATTAAGGTATCTGAATCAGTCTGGCCGCCCCCGCCGATACTGAAAATTTCTGATTGGGCTGATGAGTTCCGGTATCTTTCCCCGGAGGCTTCGGCAGAGCCAGGGAAGTGGCGAACGGCGCGGGTTCCCTACCTTCGAGAGATTTTGGACACGATTGGCACGGTTCCGGAAGTGGTGATTATGGCTTCGGCACAGACGGGGAAGACGGAAGCGGTGTTGAATACGATTGGGTATTTTATGCACCAAGATCCGGCTCCTATTATGATGGTGCAGCCAACGATCGAAATGGCCGAGGCAATTAGTAAGGATAGGATTGCCACGATGCTGAGGGATTCCCCTGCTTTGTCGGGATTGGTCAAAGACCGACGGATGCGAGATTCGGGGAATGAGATTTTACATAAGGTCTTCCCGGGAGGACATCTCACTTTGTCGGGGGCTAACTCCCCGGCAAGTTTAGCAAGCCGTCCTATTCGGGTGCTACTTTTTGATGAGGTGGATCGGTTCCCCCCGTCAGCAGGGTCTGAGGGTGATCCTGTAAATTTGGCTATTAAGCGGTCTGCCACTTTCTGGAATAGGGTCATCGTCAAGGTTTCTACCCCAACGATTAAGGGGATTTCTCGGATTGAGAAAGACTGGGAGCGATCGGATAAACGGATTTATCATGTGCCTTGTCCCCACTGCCAGAAGTTACAGCCGTTGGTTTGGGAGCGGGTGAAATGGGAAAAGAGTAAATCCAGCGATAAGGTTGAGGCGTGGTATGAGTGCGTGTCCTGTTTTGGGAAGATTACCGACGCGCATAAGCCTACTTTTTTAGCTGAGGGGCATTGGGTGCGAACTAATCTGGGAAGCTCGATCGCAGGCTTTCATCTCTCGGAGTTGTATTCGCCATGGCGGTCTTTCGCTGATGTAGTCCGGGCTTATCTGGAAGCAAAGGATGATCCGCAGTTACTCAAGGTTTTCTGGAATACTTCTTTAGGGTTGCCCTACGATGATGGGAGTGGGGAGGGGTTACTGTGGCGAAATCTGTTTACCCGTCGCGAACCTTACCACCCGCTTTCGGTTCCCCGTGGTGCGCTGGTACTTACTGCCGGAATTGACGTGCAAGCTAATCGGTTAGCGGTTTCGGTGTGGGGGTGGGGTCGGAAAGAGGAAGCGTGGTTAATCTATCATACTGAGTTGTTTGGCAATCCTGATCAGGAAAAGATCTGGCATGAGCTTGATGCTATCCTCAATGCCACTTATAGCCACGAGTTGGGAGAGTTGGGAATTACCCTAGCGGCGATCGATACTGGGTATGCGGCCCAGACGGTGTACAACTATGTCCGCGTGCGTTCTAAGATTTATGCTGTTAAGGGGTCGTCCTCATTGTGGAAACCGCCGATTTCTCGACCTTCTTTGATTGATGTTAACTATCGGGGTAAAACGATTAAGAAAGGGGTCGCGGTTTGGCCAATTGGGACGGATACGATTAAATCTACTGTTTTTTCACGGTTAAAGTTGATTGAACCGGGGCCGGGATATTTTCACTTTCCCCAGATAGATGAGGAATACTTCGAGCAGTTGACGGCGGAAAAGGTGGTTAGCACGATGGTCAACGGGCAGCACCGGAGAAAGTGGATTCAGATTCGTAATCGAAATGAGGCGCTTGATTGTTTGGTTTATGCCTATGCTGCGGCGGTTTCTGTGGGTATTGCGAGGATTGATTGGGATAAGTTAGAATCGCAATTATTCCCCGCAATTACTGAAGAAATTGAACCAACAGAACGGGAAGTCAAGAAACCTGTTAAGGAACGGTCACGGCGCGGGTCAGGGTTTGTTAAGGGGTGGTAATTATGGCTTATCATTTTAATTCTTATAATTAATTTTGAAAAAACACTAATCAACTAACATTATTTTAATTTATTAATGCTTAATCAAATCATTCACGGTGACTGCTTTAACATTTTAAAAGATATTCCTGATAGTTCAATAGATGCTGTGATAACTGATCCGCCGTATATGACAACAGATTTAAACTTTGACAAAACAGGTTTTAATGTTGATCTATTTCTAGAGTTATTGTTGCCAAAACTTAAAAATGACGGGCAATTAGCTGTATTTGGGAGTATTGAATTACTTGCTAAGTTTAGCAGCGTTTATCCTATTAGATGGTCAGGATTTTGGCTAAAATCATCAGGTGTAATGAGAACGCATAATGCTAAAAAACCTATGAGTAAAAGCGAACCTTACTGTATATTTGCTCACCCAAAACATAAAGTATCAAATCTTGTTTACAACAAAATATTGTTACCAGGAGAACCTTACAAGAAAAAGCAAAATAATACTAACTTTATTAGAGACGGCAAGGATCAAATTGATAGAGCAAACGCAAGCGCGTGGACTAAAGACGGTTATATTTCAGAAAATGAGGGAACAAGGCAACAAACAGACGTAATAGAAGCACCAAATAAGTCTCGCATGAAACATCATGAAAGAACAATTCACCCTACGCAAAAACCTGTAAAGTTAATATCTACATTGATTCAGTGGATAACTAACTCTGGTGGGACAGTCTTAGACCCTTTTTGTGGTTCTGGCACTACTGCCTTAGCTTGCAAAGAATTGGGTAGAAATTATATCTGTATTGAGAAAGAACTAGAATATTATCAGATAGCTTGTAATAGATTAGACCAACCTATAGAAGATATTCCAGATGAACCGATAGACGAACCAGAGGAAACAGTAGATAATTTTCCATTACAATTAGCCCTATTTTAATTATGGCTTATCAATTAATAGAAGTTATTCAGGATGATTTGGCTAAAACTTTTGTTTATAAAGACCCTAATTTTAGTGGGTCACGGTTGGGGTTTCGGTTTTTAGCTAGGTTTTTAAAGAGTGCAAAAGGGAAGGATAAGTCGTAACCCAATTTTTAAAAAGGGTAAAAATGAAAAATTCTTGGAAGGGGGGTTCCAAGAAAGCGAAGATTATTGGTGCTTTAATTATATCTTAGAAGATTCCAGTTAAGTTTGTAAAAATAAACATCCTAAAATAACACTAGGATTGTCTTTTTGTCTTACGAGCGCTCCAGGCGCTAAACAGTCTTTGCGACCTATTTTAGACGCGGCTTGAGCAACTAAACCGGATACAATATAGTAAACTTCTTTTTCGTATTCAGGTAATCCCTGAATGTCCCCATATATTACGGATTGTAGGGGAATGCCATCAATGTCTCCTACGGGGTAATTAGTGATTGAAACACGCGCAATTAACCCTGACGGTGGGATTTCTGTGAGTATTTCCACGGCTTCGGGATTAGCAAGAAATTGCTGTTTAGCATCTTGTTCAATGTTTTGGTTTGCGAGGATAGTAATTTTGTGGGGCGTGGCATTTACAATGGTCATTTTATTTTTTCTGGTTTTAACGTATGTTATTGTCGTAGTTGTCATTATGAAATAGTAGAGTAAGTTATAATAACTCTATATTACCTTAAAAAGGAAGTAATGACAAGTCAACTTTATACTTTAACGGCTAAGATTCCAGTTAACGAACTGGCAATCTTGGAAAATTACTGCAAGAAAGCGAAAAGAACTAAAACTGAGGTGATTAGAGAGCTAATTAGGAATTTAGAATTAAGATAATAGAAGTGAGAAAAGTGAGAGTTGTCCTATGCTCGGAATCCCTGAGAAAATTGTCGCTGGCGATTATGTTCGGTGGACTGACCCCTTGGCAGAGGGAAGTTTATCGTGGGCGATTCGGGGTGTAGGAGTTTCCTTAAA